CTCCATGTAATTAAATTTACCACGGTTTTCTACGCCGTTGCGAATCTCGTCATCAATAAGGTCACGAATGAAGTCTGGCTGAGCCGTCAAATCCATCAATAGAATGTTTTCATCAAACACCGTCTGGGTATGGAATTCACGCTCTTCTGGAACACCGTCTTCGTCATTTACCAGAACCTTGAACTTATTCTGCATGATGTTAGTGCGAAGTAGTGGGTCACGATAAGCTTCTTCAATCTTAGTAGCACGAATGCGAGGATATGCCGACATTACATTGTCGCCAGTATCACCACGCAGACACTTCTCAAACATGAAGAAGTCTGGGTCATTGTTATGTTCATCTAGAGTACGTTCTTTGTCAGTCATTGGGTCAATAATTTTTAGGTTATTGCGAACCAATAGCTGCATGAAGTCTTTGTCAGAACTGATTAGAATGTGTTCATCTTCTGGGTGGGCCTGAATGTAACCAGCAATCAAATCGTCGGCTTCAAGATACTTTCTATGCAAGACCACAACACGGGTCTTTTCACGGAACAATTCAATAAACTCACTGATATGTGAGTCGAACTTTTCCATCTTGGCCTTGTCCGAAGGCGTCATGTCCTTACGACGAGTGCCCTTGTACTTCTTGTAGGTAGCACAGTTGGACAAATCCTTAGTGTATGCCTTACGCCATGAGTAATCATCGAATGCCAGAATTACATCATCAGCCTTTGTATTGTTGAAATACTTGTTGATGGTGGAGAGTGCGATATGGTGACACATTCCAATGTTCACTTCGAACGCTTCTTTGATATGAGCAAAGAAGGTCCGATACAGAATGTTACTTGCGTCGATGATTAATTTTCTAGCCATTACTGATAAGTTTCCGGATTGTCTAACACGCGGTCAAGACCGACTAACCACTGTTGTACAATGATATCATCAGTGGCTCCACGGAAGCCATTCAAACGAAGATACTTGATGAATGGAGCATTCCAGTCAAGTTGAAGCTCAATCTGGCCGTCATCGTTGATTTTTTCACCAACTACTTCAACCCATGGCTCGGAAGAATTACGCTTAACTTCTCGTTCCTCTTCAACGATTCTACGGCGTTCCACGGCATCTTGTTCATCCAAATAGGCTTGGAAGATTTGAGCCGCTGTATCACCCTTGAATCCTTTCTTGGTAAGGCTACTAATGAATGCCTTATTCCAACGGAAACGTTCAGTTAGTGGGTCGGTTGAGCTTGCTCCAATGATAGGTTCAAACCACGGCGTATCACTATCAAGCTTTTCCTGTAGAAGTGCAGCAGCGTGTTCAGCTTTGATTCGCTCAAGCTCTTCCAGTTCCTTTACACGTAAACGTTCAGCTTCTTCGGCAGCAAGTTCTTGTAAACGAGCCTTCTCTTCTGCTTCCTGTCTCAACCGTTCGGCTGTTTGGGCTGCAACCGCAGCCGCCAAATCGGCATCTTCTTTTACACGCTTGGCAACAGCTTCGGCTAATTCTTTCGCACGTTGCTCTTTTGATTTAAATAGTTCGTTAAAAAATGACATATGGGTTCCTTATACTTCTGGGAAGACGTAGACTGGAATCATATTGACTTCAATTTTCATGATACCGCGTTTCGTCAGAACTACGTCAACGTCAGCTTCTTTGGCTGCATCCATAATTTCTTTTAGAACCGGGAACAGAATCTTTGTCTTGTATGACGCAGCAAACGTTTCAGTAGTTGTCTTAGTATCTAGCTCACAATCTAAACTGTGCGTAAGGGCATCGCCCTCAGAGGCCGAGATAGAAAAGGCTACCGTTTTACCGTCTTTGCTTGCAAACGTCACTGTATCGGCTTGCATTGCGCTCTTGGCACTAAGCATGAGCTTGATATCATCCGCACTGAACGTGAACGCGAAATAGTCCGGGTCATTGAAGCCTTTAGGGGCTTTAATCTGAGCAGGGTCAGCACACTTGAAGTCAATACTGGTCTTACCCTTCTTCAATCCTAAACGAAATACAAACTGGTCACCACTATCTCTGACCTTGTATTCAGGTGTGATTGTTCCTTCGTTAGCCAGCAGTCGCATTCTAGCCTTAAGGACTGGAATGCGGCTTATACCCATGGCTCCGAATTCTAACTCAGTTCCGGGTGGGAACGGCAGGAGCATCATGGTACCATTTTCTTGTGATTCACCACGGAGAGAATGGCTGTCAATGACCATACGTTCAATTCCAAGAATTGTTCCTGTATCAATTGCGTCTTGGAGTAGGGTCAACGCACCCTTTGTTAGCTGTTTACTCATAAATTTCCTTAATACTCCACGAGGGAGTCGAATAGCAAAGTCTTTCTTGTAGGAATGCGTTCGCCAATAGCGTCAAGTATATTCGATAATGGCTTATCAATCAAGCGAATTCCTTGTGCATCACGGTCAATTAAATGCTCAAAGTGTTCTTTGAACCACAGTGGCAGTGTCTTTGAGTCGGTCGGAATAGCAATAGACTTGAATCTACCGAACTTTTGAGTTAGATAGAACACCTTCATCTTTGAACCTGACACGATTCTTACGCTTTCCTTGTCCTTATAATTCTCACGGCAGATGTTGTAGAACACCGCAGCAGAGTGACCACCGGGAAGCTTACAGGTAGGGTCTTTGGCATAGGTCTTTTCGTATTCTTCAATACCCTTAATTCCCTTCGGGAGTCCGATATCAAATACATTTGGAAGATTTAGAACTTCTTCCTTGTACTCGACAATGTTCTCCTGAATCTCACGCCAGTTACCACCCTTCAACAAACGCTCAATGAACTTAGTTAGCTGGGTACCGATAGGCTTAGGAATGTTGGTCTTCTTAATCTGTAGACCCATAACCTTCATCTTGTCAACGTCACTGCCGTCGAAATGCTCCATATGCATGATGTACATTTTGGGCTTGATGAAGATGCTTCGGCTAGCAATCAAGTCTAGACCCGCATAAATCTCGTTGTAGTCTGAGTTGAAGGCTTCCTTGACGAAAGCTGGGAACGATGCGTTTGTCTTCTTCTCTACGATTGCACAAACAGCTTTAGCCTCTTCCAGCGTTTCAGCATAGGTTGAGAAATAGCACGAGTCGGTGTCACCGTACACAGTACATGGTGAGCTAGGTAGGAAGATTTGCTTGCCCTTTTCATCAACACCTTCGGTGGGCGGTGAGTATTCACCATCCATAATCTCAGCCACTTTAGCCACCATGTGCATCAAGACTGAACGTCCTGAGCGAGTAGTTGATTCAGCCAATCTAACATCGAAGAACTTGAAGAACTTGTTACCAAGCGCACCATATGACGAGTTCAGTAGAATCTTGTACACGTACTGTAGGCGGTCATAGTATTCATGCTTGGTCTTGTATTCCAAGTATTCCTTACTACCCTTGGGAGCTTCCTTCATCTTCTCTTTGAAGACACCAGCTTCTTTCTTGTATTTCTTACGCTGTGAGAACCATTCCGAAAGAATAGTCGGCAGGAAGCCCTTCTTGTCTTGTGTAAAGACTGTACCGTAACCACTAACCGTCCAGTTCATTGCACGGAGATAGTCATACCAATCAGCAGCCGTCTTGACTTCAACTTCACCATCTTCATTACGGAAGAATAGCTCTTCCGATGACTTGGCAAAGATAGCTTCAAAGGCTCTATGATTCTCAAAGAACTGACCAATGATTGTTTCAGGGCTGATGTTGACAGTACGAATAGCTGATGGATACAGCGAAGTAACGTCGAGAGCCGCTACCTTGTCATGCATACCGACGCGGGGCTTTAGAACCGCAGCACCCGTAAACTTGCCAAGACTCATGTCCACGTTCTTATTTGAGTCAGGAACAATGGTGTTTAAGTTGTTGTGACAGAAGTTAACGATAGCGCACTCTACTACCTTAAGCGTACCCATCACATTCTTCAAGTGAGTGGTAGAGCCGTGAGTCATCTGAACCGCAAGGCGAATGTAACCCAACTTCTTTTCGAAGCCGTCAAGACACTCAGAGTCACGAATACCGTATCGCACGAAGGTTTCAAAGTCATCGCGGTACAGGTTGTAGAGTGAACCTTCATACTCAAGCTTTGGAAGCTCTGGAAGGATTTCTTCCGAGATAGCTTCAAGGCTATAGGATGGACGCATGGACATTTCGAACTTCTGGAAGGCTTTCATGTAGTCGATATGTTCACGACCAAAGATTTCCAGCACTTGGTCAATCTGACCGAACTTACCTTCCACTTCTTTGTAGCGTGGTGGCTTGGCTTCATCAAAGCACCATAGCGACTTACCTTCATCACCGAAGCGCATTAAGCAGCGTTCGTAGATGTATGGAACGTCAAAGCCGTCTGAGTTCCAGCCGACGATGATATCCGTGTCGCGGATTAGCTCAAAGAACTTAATTAGAAGTTCTTCCTCGCTGTCGCAGAAGATAATCTCGGCAAGCTTCTTTGTTTCATCTGAGAGCATATCAATCGTCCACTCCGGACCCGGGTCGGTTGGACTTAGGTGGGGTGATAGCAAGAGCATGTAGCTTTTCTGTGACCAGAAGTGAAAGAGTGAAATAGCATTGATGGGGGCGTATCTGTCCGTTCGCGGGTCAAAGCCGCGCACACGGTCATAGTCAACTTCGATATCGAAGAATGAAATATGGGGGTCTACGGAAGTTTCTTTGCCGTAATAGTGTGATGATAGAATCTTCTGGTCTAACGAGATATCAGATTCATAGGTCTTCTCACCGAAGTTCTGGTATCGCTCTTTGGCTTCCTTGAACTTGCTATATTCGGAAAAGTCTAGGCGACGAAGCTTATTTCCATGAATGTCGGAGTATTGTCCGCTATCATCCTGAATGTAGAAATAGTAAGGGGCAGGGTAACGCTTGGTCACCCTGCCCGCTTTCGTGCGCTCCCAAACCAACACTTCTCGCATGTTTGGGGTTGTTTGTGCGCTGATGTACATTAACTATTAGTCCTCGGAACTGGTGGTACCATCGCTACGGAATAGGGTTTCGTATGCAATCTCAAAGGATTCATGTTCGATGCTGAGCTTTTCAAACTCGTTACCCTTCTCACGTTCCTTATGTAGAACGCTGGCAAGCTTCTTTAACACCTTGGGTGGAACTTCCAGTTCTTCCTTCATACGCTCTACGATTGCCTTAACCTGTGCGTCAGCATTGGACTTGGTAATCAGTTGAACTACGATTTCTTCAATAGCATCCTTGATGCTCTGACGGTCTTTCGGGGTTGAGGGAAGCTGGTAATCGCCTGTTGTTTCAATACTCATTGGGGTAAATCCTCTTGGTTAGTGGGGAGGATTCTACAAGCCTAATTATAATTAGCAAGCCTTATTTGAACCAAGTCTTATAATTGCCGGGAAATTTAGCCATGTCATAGTTGTACGGCTTGGCTGCAACTAGCTGGAATCTCACTTGGTACATGTCACCAAACTTAGGTGAAATGGTAGTGTTGACGAAATTGGGGGCACTAGGGAATACAATTAGTGTACCACGTTCCGCACTAAATCCAAATAGGTGATTAGGAAATTCTAGCTTACTTCCATATACTTCAAATGAATCATCGAAGTTGGTTTCTGTGCTATTTTCTTTTAGGAAGATGACACCTGTGAAGTCGTGGTCATTGACTCTGGTCCACTTCCCATCACGTTTTAGGCTGTTTTCTGCACGAAGACCTTCCTGCTTACATCCTCTAGGATAACACTCAATGTTGAATGGTAGAATGCCGCCATGCTCAAACTCAAAGTAATCTTCAAGTGCTGGGATGAGGTCTTCTAAGTAGGGAAGGATTCGGTTCTGAGTTAAAACATTTTGAGTAACCGACTTGACGGGAACGCCTTTGTCAGTGTTTGGGAATTCAAAATAAGAACGGTTTACAATATCTTCACATTCAAGCGGAGATAAAAAGTTATTTACAATAAAGAACGGACATTTATTCATTAGCTGCTAAGATTTTCGGATTAAGTAGCATTATATAGTCCGATTTCTTATCTGCTGAACTCTTTAACTTAAATGGAACATTCTGGTGAAACTTTTCTTTGAGTGTAATGTTCAAGTAGATTGTTGGACCATGTTCGTCTTCGCAAATGTTTGTGAAGATTTTGCGACCCATGAACGTAACTTGACCAGTTGAACAAGCGAAAGGAATGCTTTCATAACCTTCTACGAACAATACATTGTGCTGTAGTTCGTTATCGACACCCGCCATAACCAACGGCGAGTCTGATAGCGTTTCGATACGGATAGATTCTTCCAACTTAATGAATGGCTGTTCTACCACCGCTTCAATAGGAGCCGCAGATTCGTTAATCTTAGCAATTGTGATATCAAGTTCATGGAACTTGTCACCAGCAATCAACTTAAAATATTCCATCGCTTCGTCAATGTTATTGAATT